GCGGGGGACGTTCTGCAATCTCCAAGCGAGAGGCTGGCGCGTTGTATTCCCTTCTGCGCGCAAAGAGCGGGCTAACGCAGAAAGTTTTCGGCGAGCGTCTTGGACTCAACCAGCCGACCGTACACAATCGAGAGCACGCACGGTCAGTATATAGCGCGAGTGAGCTTGTATTCCTCGCTCGCGCACTGCACTACACGCCCACGGAGTTCTGGAAACTACTCGAGGCGATAGCTAACCACCCGATATTATAAGCATTATGCTACTAACATGCTGGTATCATTAGGCATTATCTACCTTACTAGAAATAGAAAACTAGTAAACTAAGATGCGTAGCGTTCTCAACACGTTAGCCCTTCTCGCTTCGCCAGAAAAAACAAGTAGTTATGTTTTTGCCTTTCGTTTCCTAAATCGTTTCAGCAGTTTACCAGCCGTGGCACAGTTTTTGCTTTTCGTTTTCAATTTGAAAGCCGGGGGCGGTGGAGTAGACGGCGCACCCCACATTCCACATAAAAATCCCAACCCCACTATAAAACACCGTTATGCCTAAAGACTTAGAAGACATAATTGTTGAGAAGTTGTTGCCTGGTAATCGTGACGGCGGTTCAGCGCGTATGCGAACGGCTGACGGCAAGACTTTTACGATGCCTGGGGATGCTCGACCTGCTAAACCGCAGGATTTTTCGAAACCTAGCCCGCAGCGGTGTGGGGAGGTTGCGGGGCAGGTACAGCGATTAGCGGCGTTAGGCTTAGGCAAGACAGCGGTAGCGAATTGTGTGCGTATAAGTTTAGTTGCGTTGAACAGGGATTACCCTGAGGAGTTTGAGTTAGGGCGAAAGTCTATGTCGGAGGTTGTGGCGAGTGCTGCGATGGAGCAGGTTAAGGCTGGCAATCCTCAGATGATCATGTACATGGCTAAAACACGGTTAGGCTGGACTGAGCATAATGTTGTTGAGCATACGGGAACGGTGAATGCGGTAGTGAGTGCCAAGCCGCTTACGCGAGAGGAGTTTGAGCAGCGTTATTTGTCGGACGACGGGGCGGGTCGTGGTGGCTTGTTAGGGTCTGTGAGTATTGGCGGTGGGTCTATAAAGGACCAAGACGATGACTGACTACGACAATGGGTTTTTGTTATCGGAGTATTTAGGCTCTTTGAAGGGGCTTAGTAGACCTGTTGGTTGGGTTAGTATAGGGGACGTAAAGCCGGAGGCGTATGAGCCTGTGTTGCTTGCTGGACCTGTGTGGAAGCACGGCATTGGGTATTTTGATCCGACGTTAAGTGCATGGGTAGTAAATGAGAAGCTAGTGGAGTTTGGTGTATTTCCGCACTGGCAGCCGTTACCCAGACCGCCATTTTATGCCTAAAGGGTCTAGGCGTAGTAAGGACGTTGAGGTTTACTACAAGTGTCCTGTGTGTAGCTGGATTGGCTACGTAGTGACTGATCGTTATTGGGTTAGTTGTGGTCAGTGTCGCGTACGGTTTGGCGTGAGTGGCAACGAGGTGCCGAGGGCTCGGTATCGGCAGCGGTATTGTTTGGATGACGAGCCGAGTACGGAATGATTGTGGATGAGGAGACTAGCGATGAGTAAAACACCTGAGCAGTTGGCAGAGGAGTTGGCAGAGGAGTTGGCAGAGGAGTGTAAAAATAAGATAGCTCAAAGAGACATCTATGCTATGGGAACGCTTACTCAGAGAGAACAGGATTACCTAAAGGAAGCCTTTCTCGCTGGTTACCAAGCAGCAAAGGAACAAGCTACTGAAAACTCTGCGAGCATTACACTTAAAGACATTCTTGGCATGACTATAGAAGAATATCTATTCAAACACAGCGAAGAGATTGCAGAAGAAGTGCTAAACAATAATCCACTACTAAAGGCTTTAAAAGATGAGCAAGACACCTGAAGAGTTGGCAGAAGAGTATTTACGATATGAGAACGAGTCTCACTATTGGGCTAAACATGCTTTTCTCGCTGGCTACCAAGCCGCAAAGGATCAGCTATTTGAAGAAAGTGGATTTCGACTAAGGCTGTTCAAAGACGAGGCTGACGCAAAAGCTGCGTATCAAGAAGCGCTGGATGAAATACCTGAACAAGCTGCATTTGAAGATGGATATAGGCTAGGCGCAAAAGAATCACAGCCGCAGTGGATCTCGGTGAAGGATCGGTTGCCGAGCAAGGACGATGATGCGCTTTGGTTTAATCCTACCTTGTACAGAACGATGTGCGTGGATTGCATTTCGCCACAATGGAATGGCGATCTAGAACACAATACTTACACCCACTGGATGCCGCTGCCAGAACCGCCAAAAGATGCTAAGGAGTAGTTGCGGCTGGTTGTCTAGTGGTGGGCGTTTTTGCTGTTTCCTGCCCCGGTAGGCGTTTGCTAGTGTCCGAAGATTAACAGCGTCAGGAGCTAGACAGCCGCACCATGAGCAGACCGCAAGTAGCTAAACAGCGAGGATGCTTCTTTTGAATGTTGATTGCCCACCCCTAAAAGTTTGGGTTCACAACCGCCACCTGACGCAGAATGAGGATGCGACGGGGTACGAAGCTGGTTACTTGTTTGCTGTACAAAGTTACAAGGGAAGAGCGTTACAATTTCATGTTTTGCTGCAATCTGGCGCGCATTTTCGACACGTTCCTATTCATTGGTTGTTGTGGCAACCGACTGCCAGTGAAATGTATGATCTGGAGGAGTTACAGCTTTGGGACTGTTACAGCTATAAGCCTGTAGTAACTGTTTTTGATTTCCTGCGTGATTACGAGTGCCGAGCGATACTAAAAACAAAGACGGAAGTGTCTGCCAAATACTTTTGCACTGTAGATTGGCTTCCTGACAGTGATCAGCAGTCTGGCTATGTTTTGCAGCCCGACCAAAACAAATGCGCCCATATTCTGCTTTTGAGCACTGGACAGTTGTGCGCTTTGCCTACGAATCGCATAGCTTTTCAAGACGCTTTTTTTATTGGCAACAGTGGCAATCCCGGCGCTAAGGGATACAAAACTATCGACACAGTTTGGAGCGCAGAAAACAGCGAGCGTTGGTCAGTAGCGGATACGGACGAGGTTTTTTACTGATGAGTAGCAACGAGAAAGTTGTTTGGCAACCGCAACCGGGTCCACAGGAGATACTGGTTAATTGTCCGATTACGTTGGTTGGCTACGGCGGGGCGCGTGGTGGCGGCAAGACTGATGGGGTGCTTGGCAAGATAGCTTTAGACCAGCAGCGTTACGGCGAGGATTTTAACGCCATTTTTTTCCGCAAAGAGTTACCGCAAGCAGATGATCTGATTGAGCGAGCGAAGCAGATTTACTTGCCGCTTCACGCTCATTGGCAAGACCAGAAGAAGCAGTTCACTTTTCCCAATGGAGCACGACTAAGGTTTAGACCGCTTGGGGATGATAGTGACGCTGAGAAGTACCAGGGTCAGAATTTAAGCATGGCGTGTGTGGAGGAGGCGGGAAACTTTGCCGACCCGTCACCGATCTGGAAGCTGTTTGGAGCGTTACGAGGGCAGGGCGGCTCTCAAGTTATCCTGACGTTCAATCCTGGTGGCGTGGGGCATCATTGGCTCAAAGAGTTGTTTATTAAGCCGCATCCGATGGGGCGCAAGGTTTTAAGGAAGAAGCTGCCTAATGGAGCTAGGTTTGAGTACATTTACATTCCAAGTCGTGTTAACGACAACCAGATTCTTTTGGCGAAAGATCCTGGGTACATAGATCGTTTGCACATGGTTGGCAGCCCGGAGCTGGTTCGCGCATGGCTAGAAGGCGATTGGGAGATCCATGAGGGTAGTTTCTTTCCTGAATTTAGCAGTCGTCACATTATTCCGGCTTTCAACATTCCTAAGCATTGGCATAGGTATCTTGGTTACGATTGGGGTTTTCGTAGTCCTTTTGCCGCTGTTTGGGGTGCTGTATGCAGTGGGAGAAATGACGAGGGAAAGGAGGTTCCGTATCCCAAGGGCGCGATTATTATTTACCGAGAGATGTGGGGAAAGGGAGTTGATAACGTTGAGCAAGCAAACCGAATTGCAGCGGCTTCAGTTGGTGAGAACGTGCACGCAGCAGCAGACCCAAGCATCTTCAACAACCAGGGCGGTCCGTCTATCGCTGATCAATTCCACACAGTGTTTGCCAAGTACAAGCATCCGAGCTTTAGACCAGCAGACAATGACAGACGGTCAGGATGGTCACAAATAAGACAGCGATTGGTTGCGAAACCCGCATTGTTGTATATTACAAGTGCTTGCCCTTACTTGCTGGAAACTTTGCCAGCATTGGCGATTGACAGGCGGCATCCAGAAGATGCGGATAGCAGCGGGAACGATCATGCCTGTGATGCTTTACGTTATCTTTGCAAGGAGCGTCTTATTGATTCTAAGTGGGAAGAGCCCAAACAGGCGTTTAACAACGGTGTTGTGCAGTTACAGGCATACGTAAACAGAATTCGTAAAGAACAGAGCAGACCACGAATATGAAAGCAAAGCCGTTAGTAGAGCGTTTTAGTGGGTCGTATTGGAAATCAGAGATTACAAGAGCGAAGGATCGCAGCAAGAGGTTTATTGATGCTGCTGAAGAATCCATTCGTGTTTACAACGCACAAAAGCAGGTGGGGTTGTATGACGATGTTGAGCGACGACTTAATTGTTGGTGGTATTGTGTCAATACTCTTCTACCTGCTTACTATTCCTCGACTCCGAAAGCGGAAGTCACGCTTAGGAAGAGGACGGGCGGGACGCTTGAAGAAGTAAGTGCAGTTTTGCTTGAGCGCAATTTGCAGTACCAGATGGAATGTGAGTTTCCTTTTGACAGTGTTGGCTACAATGCTGCCTTGCAGT